GACGGCATCGGTGTAGTACTTGGGCGCGATGATCTTCGGGCTACAGGCCGCCATCAAGACGGCAACACTCAACGCTACAAGCCCGGTTCGCCCAATCTGTATGACGCAAGGAACTCTAGTCATTTGGGGCCTCTTCGAACATCGAACGAATCGCAGATATTGAGAACTCTGTCTCGGGGATATTGCGACAGTCATACGTGCAGCTATGCGCATATTATAATTTTGTTATATTTGATTAACACAGTCAAATATTGTAGTTCGCGCAAAGCTCCGATCTTGGTTTTGACTTTAACGCCCTTAAAAGTTGGGCTTAACTGGAATAAATAAACAATTTGGCTTGTTTATAATTTGTCGACTCAGGAAGGCGTTTTTGACACATCCAAAAGAAGCTGTTTCAGACAATGTAGACAGTCGGCCAGTCAGGAATCGAATTTGGAATAAAGGTGCATTCTCGCACACAAGAACGCATAAAACCGCACCTGTGCCGCATGTGCTAAGAGAGCCTATTTTGTGGGCAAACGATAAGAAATGATTGCGTTTTTTAGTGGCGACTCCGGGGTGGCTCGAACACCCGACCTGATGCTTAGAAGGCATCACATGTGTGGTCGTTTCTTCGATCACGTGTCTCGTGTTGCAGCGCAGCTCGCCGAATTTTCGCCGAATTTTTTGGACCCCCCCCATATTCATCCGGCAAGCCTTTCCATAATCGATTTTTCGGCGACCGCGTAGCGCTTGTCGATCATCGCGGCAGAGTTGTCGACGTACTTGGCAATAAAGCTGCTGCTGATTCCACGGTTCAATGCGTCCGTGATGTAGGTGTCCCTCAGGTTGTAGATGGTCGCCTCTACCCCGGCCCTCCGGCAAGCACTGTTCCATGCCGTATCGTATGCGGCCTGGGCCTTCTCCGGGTCTTTGATGGACGGGAAAATGAGATCGGAGGTAACGCGTTGCTGGACCCACTTAAGAACCCGGCTCACTCGAGAATTGAGTGGAATCGTACGCGGCCTGCCGGTCTTCGTAATGATGGCCGGAATGTGGATCGACCCATGCGGTCCTTCGTTCCAATTGATCATCGAGAACCGGTATTGCAGAACCTCGTTAGGCCGGGCCCCCTGCTTCCACATAATGAATGCCAGGAGCTTGGTCGATGCGACCCGCTCAAAAAGCTCCAGCTCGCGTCCCTCGACCTTCTTTACGTTCCCGGGGACCATGTTCTTGAGTATCATCCGAATCTGTTTTCGTTCCAGGTAGCGGGGGGGCTCAGGAGCCGGGTCGTGGTTTTTCAGTTCTGGAACGCGCCGGATATAACCAAGCTCCTCGGCCCGGTTGAGTATCTCCATAAGCGCTTTTCGGGTATTGAATAGCTTTGTCCGGGGCGGGAGCTCCTTCCCTTTTTTCGAGATGCGCTTACGAACGCGCTCCTGGGCGTCGTACCTATCCCAGCGGAGCGAGTTCATCTGATTTGGCTGAAGGTAACCAAAGGCCGGAATCACGTGATTTTTGATTTGATTCCTTACGGTCCTCTTTGTGTTCGCCTTCTTCGATTCCTTCGATTCAAGGATCTGAAGCCCAAGATCTCTGATCGTGATCGTTTTACTTCCAGCCCCCGAATGCCCGAGCCACTCGTTGTACGCATCCAGCCCGATCCGGTAGGCCTTGGCCTCGTTCTTGGCTTCACCGGTGGACTGCTTGAACTCATCCTTCTTCTCGTGTGAGAATTTCCGGAACACCCAGAACGGACTGTCTGGATACCGGTACAGATTGGGATAATTCTTTGATGCGTACTTGGAACGGTTTTTCCTCATGCGATTCGCTTGGCCCCCGCGTAATCGTAAGAGTTCTGCTCAAGATATCTCTTCAGCTCGTTTTCTGAGTACCGAACCGAACGCCCGATCTTCTTGTACGGAATCGGATTCGGCCCCGGCCTGGCCCGGCGCGTCCTCAACGATGAAACAGTCAGCCCGAGCAGCTCAGCGGCTTCGAATTCGTTCAAAAGTTTGTCTCTCTCCATCACTCCCCCAAGCCCAAATGGGCCTTAAAAAATCAAATCGTCCTCAGATTCGTCGCGCTCGATATCCTGCCGCGCGCGACTTTGCGAAAATTCGCTAGGGGCGACAGGCCCACTGGGTGGCGCTGGCAATTCCCATTGATGAACCGGCTGCGGAACGTTCCTTTTTGCAACCGCGCGAGCCGCTTCTTCGGATGTAGGTGTCAGACGGTAAACGGAGCCGCCACCGAAGTACTGCGTTGCGAACTTTCCATCATCGGTCGGGATATCGATTCGCCCCATCTTGCACCCGAATCGCTCTTCTTCGCTCACCATTCCAGCCATCCGGACATGGCCAAGCAGTTCAACGATCGCCCAGGAGGAGAACTCGGTAGTTTTTTCACTCATCTCTCACCTCTCAAAATTTGGCTGGGCCGGGTCGTTACGCCGGAACCTCCATATTCATGGACGCTTTACTTTAAGCTACCCAACCCATTGTCGCGTGGCGCAGTCGGAATCGAACCGACGTTTCCATTAGCGGAGCACGAGACAAACTCATTCCTTTCGTTCCTCAACCCACTGCCCGACGTTCTCGCGAGAGCCCCATGCCGAACTAGGCGTGTAATTCCAAAGAAAGATGACAAGGCCTCTTAGGCCGGAAAAGCTGTCTTCGTCGGCTCTTGTTACGGCTTCGAGCAAATCGTTTTCGAGAACGGATGTAAGAAAATCTCCCGGGATATGCCCGTGTACAAAATACCCCCTAAGCCCGTTCTGTAAGTGTTCTGGGACCAGCACCAAAAATTGAGTCTCATCCCAGTCAGGAAGATATTTGCAGTCCTCGGCCTTGGCGCAGTCATCACAAACTAGCTCGTCGCCCACTTCATCTTTGCGCTGGATGACCGGATATGGAACTCCCACCTCTGGTGCACCGTCCATATTGCTAATCCCGCGCACCGAACAGTGAACAAGGTCAAATTTGGCAGATCCACACAACCGGTCTCCGGTCATCGGGTCGTATTTCACTCGCATCTCTTCCCCCTCCCGCGCCCATAACGAGCGCGATCGTCACGATCGTCATGCCAGCAACAAAGATCAGTGTCAGTTCCATCGTCTATGCTCCGAGCAAAAGCGCTCTTGGCGTGGTCTGGAGAGTCATGGCGAATCGTGCCATCGGGGCCGTGTATATGCCGCATTTGCCGCGTTCGATTTTCGAAATCGCGCTTTGAGAAACCCCAAGCGAGTCGGCCATAACCTGCTGCGTGATTCTCAGCTCCTTTCGACGAATCCGGATTCGTTTCCCAATTTCGGGAGTAAGCACAGGAACCAGGTGCAAGAACACCGAGTCGATTTCCTGATCTGCATTCAGATCCTTTTTCCGCGCGAAATCCGTCGCACAGCGCTCGTTACAGAACTCCTCTTTGCGAACTTTAAACGCGTTCTTTTTCAGCGCTCTTCCGCAGTAATCACAGGAACGGCTAGGCATGTTTCAACTCCTTCGGGGCCAAGCAGGACTGTTCGCCGACCAGCTCCGAGCAGATCTCCATCGCGATGTCGGCTTCGATCGGCGATGCGCTCAAACTAAATTTGCACAATGAGTTTCGGATCCGATCGTTGATGTGTCTCAAAATAGTGTCGATCAAGATCTCGCATTCCTTGCATCCACAACCGAGGTCATCCGAGTATGCTCTCAGGCCGTTTTCGATGGCGCCCCGGAGATCCGCCGGCGTGCCAGCACTCGGCTCTGTTTTGCCAGGACTTTTCACAATTTCGACCCGGGCCGCTCCGGCCGTTTCCGATAACTCGCTGTTTTTAAACACAAGGATCTCCCTGCGCCTTATGACGCCTTGCAGAATCTTATTATTTCTGCTACGTTTTACCCTGCGGCGAGCTGTCGTTCCGGCTTCAGCTCGGCTCGCAGCTTGTCGAGGGCCCGTTTAACTTTTGCTCGGATGGACCCTTTTACTTTTGGGTCATCACGAAGGAGTTTATAGACCGTGCTTGTACAGCAACCGGCCGAAACAGCAATCTGTTCAGCCGTCACCCCAAGATCGTCCATTTCTCCTCTGATTTGTCGTCCGCTCATAATTCAATTTGTACAAAGTTTTATATCATTCTGCAATATAATTTTTTATTCTGTGGGATCGGAGCTTAACCTTGCGTAAGTCCTCCGATATTTTTAGACATAAACTCGCTGAGTTAATTGCAAATACCAACAGCAACCCGACGCGCTTCGCGCGAGAGGCGGGATTTTATCCGGCCCAAGTTCGAAATTGGCTAGACGGCGAGAACATTCCCGGACTCGACGCACTGGACCAAATCGCGCGATTTTTCGGAGTCCCTGCCGCGAGCCTCATCAGCGAAGGTCCGATCCCAGAGGTCATTACGAAAGAACCGACTGATGACGAAATTCTCGCGCGCATAACAACCGCGTTAAAGGCGGCCAAGCAATCAGAACACACGAGCATCAACGAAGAAGAAAAAGAATTACTTCGAGTTTTTTCCGCCCTGGATAAGGATGAGCGTGCGCGACACCTGGGTTTGATGAGGATTACCGCCGACCCTCTGTCGAGGGACAAGGCGGAAACGGGAGAAAAGAGCAAGAAGTCGGGTTAACCCCGACTGAAGCTCGACCGTGATTTTTTCAAGCTCTTCTCGAATTTGCTGATCCTGGGACTGATCCGAATTAATAGACAAGGAACCCTCCACAAGCGTAAAGCTTATTGCTGTAGTGGACTCCGAAGTCGTGTTTCGGTTTGCCCTACCAGTTCGGGGTTGGTGTGTGCTGCACCTTCCTCGGACTGCCGGCTATTCCTTTTTTACTAGTCTAATACGAATTATTCCAGGCAAGATTACTTAACTCACCGCAACACGGTCTTGATCTTCTTACCAGAAACTTTGAGATTTCCGCTACCCTCTCATTTTTGAGAGCCTTACAGATTTGACGGGCTCCCAATACCCTGAAAGCGTGGCAAAACACATCCTCGGCGAAATACTCAAGAAAAAGCAGCTTTCGAAGCGACAGTTCGCCAAAATGATCGGCCTAAAATACGAGAACGTCTTTCGCTATTTCAAGACGAGTTATGATCCCAAGCTCTCAACGCTTTCTCGTTGGGCCACAGTCCTGAAAATGAAAGTTCGTGACTTAATTAAAGAGTGAGTGTCCAAGAAAACACATTATTATTTTTAGAATACAATCCGATAATCAATGTATGCGGATTGAACTCCTCTGTGCGGCAGCCCTGCTCTCGCTACTTGGCTGCGGTAGAAATGAAATCCCGAACTCCTCAACGTCGGCCCTTTGCGCGCCATCAACCCCCATTTCTGCGCCGAGGGTCATGACCTGTGTCGACGAGACATCTGCCCCGACGTACCGTTACGAACTTACCGAAAACACCGATGGCTCTCAGAACGCCACCTGCTCGGCGGGAGCAGACAGCGGGAGCGCCACAAGATCGGCCCCGGCAAATCCCGCCGGGACCTGTACGACTTTCGGCGGCTATCGATTTCAGCGAACTGGCTGTGGCGACGCTGTCGGGGTGTTCCAAACCGATAATGAAAATTTCTTCCACCTGATATTTCCATCAGAATGTACGTTTGCAAATTGAGGAAAATAAACCGCATTCTTTTCAGAATACTCTGATGATAATCACATGAACAAATTAGCCATCATCGCCCTATTACTGTGTTTCACGTACGGATGCGCTCAAACAATGGTCAAGCCCATAGATCAAAACGCCGAACATGGAACAGCTCCCAAAAACCACAAGGATCGAATAATGGAGCACTGGAAAGTTATTCTAAAAGATCCGGAGTCACTGCAGCTAAAGACAATCAGTGCCCCCGAAAAATCCGCTATTTATAAAGCCACCGTAAAAGATCACTGGTATGACAACTATTCAGACGTCGAGTTTACTCCAATATATGGCCACAGAATTTGCGCAGTATACAACGCGAAGAACTCCTTTGGCGGATACGTCGGGTGGAAAGTGCAAACGTTCTTTATCGATCGCGACGGAAATTTTTCAGCACCAACGCCGACGACAGGAGACACGCTATCCGGTATGCATTCTCGCGGCACGTTCTATTCGGGCATGTTAATTACGACCTCCCCCTGTAAATAGGGGAATAGCTACAGCCCGACGACAACGCCCAAGAACAATTGATTGTGAATATCTTTTTACAAAACAACTGAGGGGTTCGCCCGTGCGCTAGAGGCACTTTTTTTGCTTGTGTTACGGCGTGAATGGGTCAAAATCGACCCACTTGAAAAGTCTAATGAATCGGTCATCATAGGAGTAAGGGTAAACTTCTTTGTTGCGGTGCCGATAGATATTTTATAGAGAATACCTCGAAAGTTTGAAACCCCGAGCTGCCGTAAGGCTCATCGGGAATTGGGGGGGCCACAAGCCCCCCCTTACCTTTTCGTGGTGAGTTTTTGAGGAAAGCAGCAGTTTACATAGATGGCCAAAATTTTCATCATGGCCTTGCCCGGTTTGGGCTCGACAGCAGATCGTTTAATTTCTGGACCTACGCCAGGCACCTTACTCAATCTAAAGACCTGAGTTTCGTCAAATATTACGGAGCAAGATTCCCCCGCCGGGTCAGTCTCCAAAAACATAACAGTGACGATGCTTTTTTTAAGTCTCTCACCAAGATCGGCGTGATCGTTGTCGAAGGTCGCTTTATCGTTTCTGGCGAGGGCAGCAGACAGCAGCCCCGGGAGAAGGGCGTAGACGTTAGGCTCGCGACAGACCTGATTTTCGACGCGATGTTTCAACGATATGACGACGCTTACGTTTTGTCAGCAGATACCGACTTGATCCCAGCCATTCAGCAGCTCAAAAAACATTTCCGGGACCGAAGGATTTTCAATTTTTCTTTTAATAAGCTGAACATTTTTGAACAGGCCTGCGACGAATGCAAATTGATCTATTCAGACGTCGCAAAGCGCTTCATTGATGCGAACGCATTCCAGCCCACTTCCAATACTTTGGCTGATCTGAAGAAAAAGCTAAGCTTTAGCATCGATCCAGTACGTGAGTGATCTCTTCGACTCAGTTCAAAATGTAATCCCGCCCCCCGATGACAGGCTTTATTACGCGATCCCGATCGATCTTCATCAGAACATGAGCCCCAGCGCGAAGAATCGAGTTGCCGTGCTCATGCCGCACCCACTCGACGAATTTTCTCCCAATCAGGTAATTGTTGATGAGCCAGCGAAGGATCTCGTCGCAGCGTCTGAACCGATCGACATGGTACAGAAGCGGCGGCGCGGCCGGGTGATCGTCCATCACAATGAGCATTAACATTCTTCGATCTGGGGTCATGCCACACGCTCCACGCCGTAATCAGCGAACGGGGCGCACTCTCGGGTCGCGTACGCCTGTCCTGGCGCCGGCGGGCGTCCGCATCCGCACTTGCAACTAGTATAAAGCCGGCGATCGTCGGGCGGAATCGGACGTCGGGGCCGACCTGGCTTCTTCGAACAAAGCCTCCTGCGTTCCGATTTCCATTTTGCGTACAGATCATCGGCACGAGTCCTCATCTCTTTGTAACGCTTTCGAGTGATAAATCGATTTATGAGAAGTGCATCCAGCGCAGAAATGAGTCTTTTATATCTTCGGAAAAGTGAGCAACGGGTCGTAGACACATCGATCGCCATTCTTCCCCCGGAAATGTTCTTTCGAAAAATCAGATCAAAGGAAAGCCGGACTGTCAATCTTCGCAGCCCACAAAAACAGCATGTTTTATGCTCCTTTATGCGTGGTTATGCGCTACCTATCCGACCCAAGGATACCTAGGCTTTAAAGTCGTAATCAAGTCTGACCGCCGTGAAATCATGCTAATCTTCACGCATGCACTGCGGGCAGCGGCATCCGCTTCTGTCAAGCAGAGATGATCGCCACCACCGGACTCAAGCATTTGGCTCTCGTTCAGAATCAATGCAACGTGTGAAATATCGGAGCGTGACTTTCCGAAAAATGCGAGGCAACCAAAAACTTTCTCGTTCTGAATGCCCCCCTGGGCGCTGAAATGCTCATAAAGTTGTTTTGCATTTTGCCGACCCGGCGGATCTAGCCCGACTGAGGCGAGAAGCCACTGAATCAGCCCCGAACAGTCGAACCCATCAACCGGATTATTCCCGCCCCATTTATAGCGAATTCCAACTTGAGCGAGAGCATACGATAAAAAGAGTTCTCTCATCTCTCACCTCAGGAAAAAATCACCGCTCCTACTAGTTTCGGCACGAGGAGCGTGAAGAAGAAGGCAACAGAAACGACGATCCATCTAAAACGCATTCTGAGCCCCTCCCGGAGGTGTATCGAGCGCCGGAACTTGACTCCAATCGACCCAGCTCGAGCGCCCCTGCTCGACCAGAATGTCCCGCATGATCGGATAACCCTGATTTTCGAGATTTGTGAATCGCTCCGCGATGACTCGCGCTGCCTCGGCCCTCGCCTGAGCCTTGCCCCTGAAATAGGTCCAGAGGTCGAGCCCGATCTTCAGAACCAAAATAACGAGTTCGAGAGCACCAGGAGCCACCGAAACGCTTGTCTTCTCGATCTCCGCCATCAAGCGCCTCTGATTGATATCCGCGAGCTCTGAAGCCGTGTATTCCAGGAGACGAACAGGTACTCGCCACGCTCAGTCACGTAAAAGCTCATTCGATTGTCCTCTGAGCACCTGATCTCGCCATTCGGAAAGAACCCGCACAAGGATAGGAGATCGGCCGGATTTTCCACCACGTCGACTCCCTTGGCAGTCCCGAAAAACAGGAACCGCCAACCCTTTTTGATCGCATCTCCGTCCCGGAGTACGCGGCCGTCCGAACTCAGTGCCGCGGTAGCCGCCGGCGTAATCTCCTGGTCGTGCGTTCGAAGTGAAATCATACCGAATGACTGTTCCACGGCTCCAGTCACGTTCAGCATGAGCGACATATCGCCGATGTCGTTCAGACTGATTTCGTTCAGGAGAATCTCAGCAAAGGGGGCCCCTTCCGGAGCCGTTATAGCGAACGTCCGCCCGGGAAACTGTACCGCGAAGGATGCGACCTTATCGCCGGGCTTCTCAGCCCGGATCCGAATGCGCTTGCACGCACCGGTAGTCAGCTTTTTCGCAATGCAACCGTGCGCCTGGTCGAACGGATATGCTCTGGTCTGAACAAAGGCTCCCCCATCGAGGGGCCCCGTCAACTCCGTTTTCCATGCGACCCCATGAATCGGATCAGCAACAGCGGATTCAACTGACCAGTAGCCCTGAAGAGTCAGCGCGCCGCGGATCCCAGAGTCGGAAAAGGCTGGGCCCCACATCAGGAGCCCAGCCACAAGGATTAAAAGAGTTAATCTCAAGCTCTACCTCAGCGCCGAGACAGGAGTCGCCGGAGGCGTCTCGTTCTTTTCCGTCAGCTGCTTGTAAAGCTGGTTCGCGAAAACCTGAATGGCAGTGATCGTAACACTGTTGAAGATCGCCGCGAACCAAGTCGTCCCGGCATTGATCGAGGCCATAATTCCGAACATGAGAGAGAGCCCCAGAACAATTGTGAGCTTCCATTTACCGGCGAAGTTCGCCATCTCAGTTCGAAAGAACATCATCAAAATTTGGACCGCAAAGATCGCAATTCCGAGCCCAGTGGCACCCTTCACACCACCGAGAAGCGCGATCAGCTGGGTGAAAAAGTCGACGGTCGAAAGCGGATCCGTGACATCCACCGCGAAAGCGATCAGGCTGAATAGAAAAGACGTCATGATGAACATGAACAAGAACAAACGAGAACAAAGATTTTTCATTGGGATTCCCTCTGCGATACACACTGAGGGCGAACGGGATTTTCGACCAAGCGGAATTTTCGTGGCACTTATCTAAGGCGGGCTTTGATTACAGCCAAGTCTGTTTTGATCTGACCAAGAACCTCAATCATTGAGTCTAGTTTCGCCGCCTGGACTTTCTCGTGCTCCCGCTGCGCCGCCTTCACGGCGACGAGCTCGATCGAGTGGGCCTCGACAGTCTTATTCAGACCAGAAGCCCACCAAACCACTCCAGCAATCGCGCCGAGAGAACCCAATGGAATGAGGGTATTCATCGTAATGGCCGCAGCCCGCCTGGCATTTTCTGCAGTCATGAGTCACAGCTTCTTTAAGAACTCGCCAGTACAGATGTCGCCCTGCACAGGGCGCCCCTGCACGTCTTTGCATTTGTCGATCATGTGAACGGCGGTTGCACAACCCGAAAGCACCACCAACCCAACCAAAACCAGAATCAGTTTCATAAAATCCCCCTTTTTTACCTTGGACCAAAACAAAGAATATCCACCGGACTGCCGTCCCCAGACACGGTCCCGCTTGTGTCGTCGAGAACACTCGATTGAATTCGGAAGCTTGTGGATGTTTTGCTAAACACCGACGTACTGAAGTGGAAACGGTCGGGAGTGGTAAAGCTGTTATTCGACGTTACGATGCATTTCGGTGCTGCGCTGAAGACCCCAGCCTTTATCGTTACTGTGCAATCCCCAACCGCCGACCCGCTTACCGAGGAAATCCAGTCGCCGTGCTGCGTGTACGTGCATGACCCGGCGGCTCCATTCGGGGTGAGCGTCATAGCCTCAGGCCGACTAACACCGGAGCTTGAATTTACTACGCCTCCGACGAGAAGCGGGGCCGGAAACCCCTGGTTTATGGCGACGATGCTCCACTCAGCAATGGCAGTCGTGTTTGATCCTCCTCCAATTGTGACGGTGTTCGCCGTGGCAGACGTTTGCAACTTCAAAGTCACAGGAGCCGTCGGACTAGCAACGTATTGACCGGAGAGAGTTATCGACTTGAGCTGATTCGCAGTGTCGAAGAAATACTGCGTCTGAGCCACAACGGTTGTTCCATCCGTAAGCTGAAAAGCCGTGTTCGTGTTTCCAGGCCCTTGAGCTAAGAATACGACCTTTACGTCATACTTTCCGACCTGAGTGGGGGAGAATGTAATGCCAGGGAGTTTGTCGGAGCCGGAAATCGCACTAGCCACCGTTCCAAAATTGGTATTCGTCCTCTGCGCAAAGGCACATGTCGCGTCTGCCGCAGGATCACCGAGAGCGGTGTTCGTCCTCGCCCATGAGCAAGTATTATCGTGATACCCCGACCAGCTTTGAGCCGTAGTGTCCACACTAACCGCCTGCTCTGCGGTCGTGGGGAATCGGTAAACGGATAATACGTCATCGACGGCACCACCGCCGAGCTGTATCCCCCCGCCCGAGTCAATCATGCCTTGAATATCGATTGAAACGCTTGCCTGTGGGGCATTATACGTCGTTTCCCATACCGCAGTCGATGGAGCATAGTTAGTACCGGCACTACTCATGGCAGAGATGACCCCACCCCATTGCGTAGTGCCATCGAACAATCTCAAGTACGCTTGCTTTCCTGTAGCAGTGCTCCCAAAAAATCCCGTAAAATACGCGACATATCGACCGGGTTTCAGATTGGTCATGGTCATGCCAGGACGCTTTGACCCCAAAACTGCCGCATTCCCGTCAACGGTGGTGTCGCACGCAGCATCCTGTGTGAAATTCGCGAAGGACGTTGAAATTCCTGCTGACCACACGCAGGCGTTTCCGCTGCCTGAAAACTTGATGCTTCCAATGTATTCGGCTTGCGCGACACTCCCGATGTTTGTCGCCTTCCCCCAGTAAAATCCACCGACGTTGATGTTCGCGGGACTTGCCGCCGTGGAAATTACCCGAAGAGTTAAGCCAGTCGTACACGGGTAGTTGAACGAGGCCATGCGCCAGCCGGTTTCGTTGGTGAGCGCCACGGACTGGAGTTCAGCGGCGTTCCAAAGCGCGAACTTCCACTTACTCGCGTCACCCTTGTAGAGTATCTGGGCTTCGCAATTTCCCGTGGTGTCGTCATCAAGCGTCATCGCGTCCGATATGAACATCGCGGTATGAGTCGCTGAGGTGAGAGCAAACGAGGCGACACCGTTGATTTTGTTTCCAACGGTAACGTCCCTATCAAAGGATACGTTTACGCCGCCCCACGTTGTGGTATCCGAAGCCGCCGAAGGATTCACAACAAAGTTTTTCGAGGGTCCAGAAGGTCCCGTTCCGCTCCCTAGCGCCGTTTCAGCTCCAGAAGAGTTCCGTAAATACGCCTTTCCATCTGTTTTCACATACATTCGACGTTTTCCAGAACCTGGATTCGAGGCTACGTCCGCCTGCTCTGTCAAGTCCGCGAAATCCAAAATCTGTGGTGCCGAAAGAGATTTATTTGAAAGCGTCTCGGTGCCATCAATCGTCGATCCCTCGCGCCACGAAGCCCCGTCAAAATGCGTTGCCTTGTTTGTCGTCGTATTGAATACGCTCAGGCCCGCAGGCGGACTTGTAATCGCATTACGCTGTGTCGTCGTCATCCGAGGGGGTAGGAATCCTTTTGTGGTGCTTTCGACCTCAAGGGCCGATTTCGAATTGGGCGCACTCGCCCCCCCGACCTTAAGAGTGTTCTTGATAATCAGATCGTCCTGACGGACGGCGCTTGCACCGAGGGCCTGGCTACCGATCAAAATCCAACAGAGCAAAATACAAAACGAGTACTTCATAGAACTCTCCTCACGTAAACAGACCAAAAGTCGTGGCTTTGAAACGTATCTTTCCGCCGTATCCGGCCGGATCCATGGGGTCGGACGCGTATTGCACCTTTGACCCGCTCATTGAAAAACTTACGCCAAGATCATCCCCCCAAAGTCCGATTGGTGGGCTGATTTCCCAGGTCAGTGAGATAGGGCGAAAAATCGCAATCAGTCTTCCACCTCCAACCCGCTCTCCTGAAACCGTGCTATTTCGATAAGCGAAAAAATCGATGAAGGCTGCCCGAACGCTCGTCGTATCGAAATTGAGGTAACTCGAAAGGTCGGCCGGAGCCGCCTGATTATTGAGGAGTTCTGCCTCCTTTTCTTCGACGTATCCTGCCCCTAAGGTATTCTCGATGGCCAATCCAGAAGCTCGAACATCATTGAACCATGCCGCTTCGACCGCCTTAGAATTTTCCCTAACTAGTACTTGCGAGAATTTCATATGACCCTCATGTAATATCTCACCGCGATTGACTCAGGCTGAATGACCTGCTCTGCGGACAGGGCGGAGTTTGCCACCGCCGAGTGGTTGTGGTCCCAGTCCGGAAACCCAGCAGTGTTATCCATGGAAAAATAGTTCGTGCCGGATCGAGCGACCGTGCTCACATTGATGGCTGTGTGCGTGTGAGCCAAATTGACCTTATGCGCCGGATTGCCAGCATAGGTAATAGGAACTAATCCATTTTGCGTGGACCCCGACGTTCCAATTAGATACTTTCCTGTCATGTTAGGAAGGTATTTCCCGACGAGCGGACTGGCAGCAGCGTATTCAGCCCACGATCCCGCTCCGTGTTCTGCATCATAGTTTGCTTCGCTGACTATTCGCCCGTCCATCTTCATCCACCCTTGGCCAGGCGGAATCATGCCTGCGAAATCGTAAGCCCAAATAATATCCCCCGGGCCATACTCACCCGCGACGATGAACATCTTTTTAAAGGGATAGAAAACCGTTCCAAGCGCTCCCGCGATCGATTGCGCAACTCCAGATGGATTCCTCGGAACGAGATCGCCGATAAGTGTCTGATTGATCGCATGCATCCATGTGGATCGCATCGTCTGCTTCGGCTTTCTGGTTGGTAGCGAGTCAGAACTCATATGATCCTCAGGAAGGTTCTGGCGGTCAGCGTTTTTGGAATAAGCGTTAAGCTGAGAGGAATGTCTGCCTGCCCAGTAGAAAAATTGTGCGTGTGGCCGTATCCAGAAACGACACTTCCGGTACTTCTCTGAACGTTTTCATAAAGAGTAGACGGTCCGGTAACCCCCGAATGGGTGTGCGATAAGTCGACCTGGTGGCCCGGATTCCCTACAGTCGTGATCGGCGCCGTTCCTTCTTGTGTGTCGCCGCCAACCGTATACAGATCGTTTAGATTTGGAAGATATCTTCCTTCGAGAACCGAGCTTCCGATGTAGGTCTCCCATGTTCCAGCCCCGTGCTCGGCATCGTAGTTTTCTTTATTGATGATCCGGCCATCGCATTCCATGTATCCCTGTGGTGCTGAGTTCGCGTCGAAGGATGTGAGGAACGCGCCTGGAAAAAGATCTCCTGCCCGTACATGTGCTTTCAAATATTCAAAATTCTCAGCTCCTAGGCTCCCGGCGCAGTCCTGAACTTGCCCTAGCAAGTTTCTGGGCAAGATATCTCCAGAAAGAATACTACGAACTCGGTTAAAGAGGGCCGCGGTGGCGTACTTTCCGAAGCTCGTAATCAGATCCTCGGCGCTCATATAATCCTCATGAATATTTTTACAGCCAGCGCTTCTGGTGAGATTACCTTTTCCCCGACTAACGCATTCGTCCAGTTCATCGTATGCTGATGATCCGGTGGAGTATTTCTCGCTTCGTACATCGCAAGATTTTTTCCCATATTTGGATTAGGCGTGTCCGATGTGGTCTGCGGGTGTGCGTGTTCGAAGTCGAACATGTTCGACCCAGTCGGGACGAATGGAACATCTCCGGTCGGCTTTGCGCCTGGCTTGTGGCCTATGTACGTGGTCGCAAAATTTGGAAGGTACTTTCCCTGAAGCGGGCTCGTGCCGATGTATGCGGCCCATGATCCAGCTCCGTGCTCGGCATCGTAATTGGCCTGGCTCACAATCCGGCCGTCACACCTCATCCACCCCTGTTCGATAAGGACGGCACCGGCGTAGTCGTATTTAGCCTTAATGCATCCGGCATAAAGGCCACCAGCCCTTCTATAAATCCGTTTCCATCGCCAAGTTGGGGAGCCGAGGTTTGCGGCTTCTGCAGTCGGTAAACTCGTTTCAAAATGCCTCGGAACGAGTGCCCCGGAAATCGCCTCCTTGATTGAGTTGAACCAGCTCACGTCCATCGGCTGCCCGTCAATTCTGAGCTTCAGCCTATTTGTGCTCATCTAAATCTCCCTCAACCTGAAATCGACGGTCAACGCACCTGGATTCACTTTTTTGCTAATGACCTTGAAATGCGTGTCAGTGTCCAAAGAAAAGCTCCATGCCGCGTCTGGCATAACCGCGACGTCAAACTCCGCGGCGCCACAAACAGGAACTTCGGACTCCGCTGGTATTAGAACAGTCGGGTAATCAATGGCGATCCGGTCAAGAACTCGAATCCCTACGGTGATAGGGGTTGCCGGCATCGTGACCGACAGCTCCTGCTTCGGTGTCGAAAACTCATTTCGAAGTGCCGTGAGAATGTTGACCTGCTTTTGAGCTATTTCGAAAAAGTCGAGATCAAGCTCCTTCTTTCTGATTCCGTATTTCGTGGTAGAGGTAGGATCAGTAACCATGGCGGCCGGAGCATCCTTCCAAGAGAAGAAATTAAAGGTTCGGCTCAGACCATTCTTCACATCGAAAAGATTCTGAATATTCTCTGGCCCGAGCGCCGAAGCCTGACCATAGAATGTCGATTTCACCTCCGCTGTGGGAGTTCGGGCCGAAATATAGATTGTGTCGTTCTCGATGAAGAGAACGCTGTTCGTGGCCAATAAAAGTTTGTCCAGTCCTTCTTTGACGGTTTTGTTCTGGAGACTGGCAATACTGTCGATTTGCTGATCAATCCCTACGCTGATGTTCGCCTGATCGACCGTCAGCAGATTCGTGATCTGATCCTGATTGAGACAGTTGAATATTACAGCTGAGGTCAGGTCCCCATTGTGAACGGTCCCGAACGGCACGATAGCCCTCGAGAATTCGGATTCGAATCCAAGCACGTTGAAAGTAATCGTGTCGTCAGCGATTGATTGTGTGCAGCTCTCGTCGTTCAGCAATCCCTTGAAAACAGTCAATTCGGTCCAGAGCATTGCGGACTCGGGATCTCCACAAATCATGAACCCACAAAGGGGCGGGAACTCCCGTTCACAAAACGTCACCTTAATTTGGCTACCACTGCGCTTATATCTGAATATTGTTTGAGCGCCACCAACGTCCGAGAAGGATCCGTCTCGGTTATCCAAAGTTAGATTGAAGTTCGGATATCTAAAGACACCAAGCTGGTAATCTGAAGAGTCGATTGATTGCTCGAGAGCCGAGAGGGCTCGAGCCGACACATACTTCGAAATCTCCACCCATGATGTGTAATTTCCGTCGTCGTCAAAGGGTCGGATGTAGACTCTGAATAGAGCCATCAGTCTACAACCTCCGCTAAATTCATCCCAAGCTCGATTCCGGACTGATAGAATCCGCCGTAGCGTTCGGACTCGTACTCGTTTTCACACTTCATCAGGAAGATATCTTCCTTCCTGTAACCCTTGATTGATGAAATAAATTGAGAGCTGTCGCCGCCGCATGGCCAAACCAAGAATCCCTCACTCGAGTCGTACATGCTCTCGACCAGATCAATATCAGCCTGATTCTTCAGAATTTTTACCTTCAATTTGAAAGAGGTTCCTCCAACGTTTTCTCGGACGCTCTGCTTCCCGGAAAGCATCTTGGTTTTGGTTCTGTTCCTGGAATGTGTTGGATCTTTGATTACTGGCCAAGCTTGAAACTGGCCGCGCAGTTCGGTCGCGATCAACTGACACATCCGTTTTTCGCTGTTCGGGATCATCGTCCCGTTGATCTTGATTTCGAGCTTTTTAGACGCGACTTTTTGAAAATGGTGATAAGCGACCTCATCCTGATTGTTCAGGACATTTATCGGGGTGCTGAAATCCACCATTTGCTCGGTTACGGGATCCTCGTATTGAGCCGAGTAACTTTTGAAGTTCTGCTTGACCAAGAGCAAAGAATCGAAGTCCCTCGTATCGCCGAAGTCTGCGGTCAAAGTGACTTGCTCAGCATCTGAGCTGCCGGTCGTCATCCATCCAGTGCGGTTTGACCGGTCCCGTAAATAGTTCACGAACTCACCTGCCGCGCTCGCGGAAAGAACAACCTCCGAATTTCCGTAATCGCAGATGTTCTTTTTGAAGACGATGATTTGACTTGGCATTTTCTACGCGCCTTGAATTGAAAGGTTTAAATTCCGTCTCTCTACGATCCCGGCCTCCACGAACTCGATCAGGTTATTTCTCAGAGTAAGAACAATATTGATCGGCTCGCCGGATTCTGCTCCTACGGCCGCGTTCATGCCGAGCTTCTCAGCCTCTCTTTGAGCTCGGACGGATCCGATGACCTCTTCATAGTTAGACCTCGGAGTGACCAGTTCTCCCGCTTGCGCCAGAACCGGCACGCTATCAACCCCCCTGATTCCGCCGGTGATCAGGCCGCCCTTTGCAGCCGCAGTGACCTTGCCCAATTGTTCGGCTCCGAATAGGGCAGCAGCAGCGGCGCCGGCCGCGCCGAGCACTGGCCCGACGATCGGAATCGTGGCAAATCCAGCGTAGATATTCATGGCCGACTCGGCCGTCTTGATTATGATGTTCGCGATCGCGGCAGCCTTTCCGATTGATTTTAGAGTCGCATTACTGCTGGTCTGCAATTCCGCGAGTTCCCCAAATGCCTGTTTGGACCCCTTGTAGACTTCGGAATGCATTACCTTGTTGATGGTCGCGTACGCGGTCCCGTATTTCTGCTGCTCCAGAAGGAACTGGTTATTGGCGGCGATTTGATCCAACATTCGCCGTTTCGCAGCATCTTGACGGACAGTCCCGTCGACCAGGAGCTCAGACTGTAAGGCCGCTTGATTTTGGAGGAGGAAGTTTTGTTTTTGCTCCGTGGTCAGGGCCTGAAACTCCTCGTTGTCAGCTAAAATCTGCTCGTTAAAAGCGGCGGTTTGCTCACGATCGATGAGCTGCTGCTCATCCTGGAGCTGCCGGAGCTCTTGAACGCGAGAAAGCATCTGATCGCGAGTCTTTGCATATTTCTCATCTTCGATTTTTACGAGGAGATCAGCTTCTTGCTTCTTGAGCGAGATCATCGCAGCCGATGCGTTCTGGGCTTCAAGTTTCATGAGCTCGTTCTGAGCGCGATTTGCATCGATGAGACGTTGATTCTTCGCCCTACGCTCCTGTTCTGCCGCGTCGCCCATCGATTTTTTTGCTTGGTTCTGGTCGAACTCGGCTTGCAATCGTTCCTCTTCGGCGAGCTGCTGGCGCTTCATCTCAAGCTGGGCCTGTATGCTTTTCGCCATCTGCTGAGTTCTGTAGTCGACCTGATACGATTCCTTGCCACCAGTGTCTGGCATCGTCCTCTGAAGAGCTTCGATTTCGGACCGAAGCTTCTTGATGCTCTCTGAATGGTCCGTGATCGCTTTGCTTGCCTTCTGTGTGCCGGCTTCAGCCTTGTTTGAGAAATAAATGAACGCCTCGCCAAGGGCGATAACGGCAAGCCCGATTCCGGACGTGATCAGCGCAGCTTTTGAAGACGTGCCAAAAATTCTCATCGCTATCGACGAGAGCTCAATTGCCTGCTTGAGCTTTAGAAATGCGACGCCCGCTGTGGCGAGCGAGACCCCGAGCCCAGAGAGGACAATTCCCACCTTGATGTTATCCGCAATGAAACCGACCATGGCCTGGTTTTGACGGACGGTATTGAAAAAGTCCGTGAGTGACTTGATTGCTTGCCCCAGTGCGGGGGCGAATCTGGCACCAATGTCTTCTTGGAGGTTCCCGAGCGCAGTTTGGAGCCCCCTCACCCCGGAGATGCCCTTGTTTGCAGCAGCCCCCTGGTCGGCATATCGCTGATTTACGATCTCGATTATCTTTTCCATTCTCTCTTGCTGAGAAAGATTGGCGTCGATCACGATGCTGTAACTCTTCAGCCCTTTTACATTTCCATCAATCGCCCTTCCGACTGCCTCAAAAGCACCCTTCAGATTTCCGTCCTCGGCAGAAAGGTCGACAACAGCCTGTGTGAGTTCTTTCGATATCTCTGTCTGACCGATCATGCTTTGCAGCATTGCCATCCCGCTCTTTATGGCGTCGTCATCGATGCCGGTCAGATTCTGAATGGCTTCCGCGGTAGAGTTGTACTGGTCCTCGAGTTCCTTGCTGTATATTCCCTGGTTCCGCATGGCGAGAGTGAGGCGCCGGGCTGTCTCCTCAGACTCTCCAAAGGCCTTGGCGGCGAAAAGGACCTCGCCCGAGAGCGCCGCGAAAGCGATTGCTGAGGTCTTAGCGATAGTCGAGAGCTTCGACTCCAAACCGTCGGTCTTGTCTTGAACCTCTCCGATGGCCTTGTCGAAGTCGTCAATTTTCCCAGAAATCCGAATGACGAGATCAGCCATTCAACCTCGCTTCAGCCCGCTTGCGTGCCAGGGTATCTGATAGAGCAGTGTCCAGAATTTGCTTTTGCCGAGGGGTAAGGCTCACTGGTTTGTTCCCGCTCGTGTTTTCCGAAAGAGTAAAACCGTGCAGGCCGGCGTCGAAGCGCATTTTCTGGTGCGTTCTGGTCCCGATATTATCCAATGCAATTCGAACCTCCCTCAATGTCAGCCTACGGATTTGGTCGAAGCTCCATCCATATTCGCTGGCAATGATGTCAAAGACCTCTCCCCAGTCACATTCTCGTTTTTTTTTTGAGCCAGTTCTGAATCAGCGTCCGCCGCCATTTCTTCAATGAGGGGTTCTGAGATCCCGATCGTGTGGAGGAGCGCAGTTAGGACCGCGGTAATCTCGTCATTTCCCTGAATGAGCATCCTTAAGACCACGACTCCGCCGAGCTCCGTCTCTTTCGTGTTGCCCTCTTCGTCCACGATTTCGACCGTCTTCTTTTTGAAATCGGCCTTGTCCTTATCAGTGAGCTGATGAAAGGCTATCGCTGCGATTTCCTTTGCCCTCACCTCTCTGAATATCTGCTGCAATTCAGAGCCATATTTGCTCGTGATCCAAACCCGGTCTTCGATGCTGACCGGACGGAGGTGATATGTCTTCTGGGTTGCGCGAAGGTAGAATTCGCCGGGAAGAGGAACGAGTTCCTCAAGTTTAATGGGCCTCATAAAGTCGAGCCTGAGCGCGAACGCTATTTTTCACCAAGAAAATACTGCTAGAAAAATGAGTTTCAGTGACACATTATTCGGATGAAACGTAAAGCCGGACGGCCGCGATCAAAGAATCCGAAGACCTTGTTCTGTAGATTTCGAGTCACTCTAGCGGAAAAGAACAGGATCCGCACCCTTGCTCGACTGTATGCAAATGGAAAAGAAAGCGTATGGCTCGTCTATTCGGCCCTGAATTGTCGTCGAAGGGTGCTGATAAAAAGGGCCCCACCCGAAACCGGCTGAGGCCCTTTGTTTTCATTTTGGTCGGAGCAGATCAGCTCGTCTGGATCCAGCGGAGATCGAATACACCACTCTTCGCTGCATCATAGAACGCCTGGACCTTGATTTCTGCTTCAGAATAGGCCTTTTCGGCAAAAGAAATTGGCAATCCAATCCCCTTCGCTCGGAAAATATCCATTTCACACATTTCGCCATTGCTCCTTTGTTGAGCCATCAGAATCAGCCCGAACTCAGGATACAGATCCGCGGCACCTCCAATCCGAACGCTCATCGAAGACGTCGAAGGAGGCTTCACTTCGAAAACGGCCGTGTCGCCGGCGACGAGGGCAATAATCCCGGCCCCGCCGGTGAGTTCCAGCCCAAACCCTGGGATTTCGGTCGGCACTCCCTGGGCGATCGCAAGCGGAGCCGCTGTGATTTTGAGGGCGTCATTTTCGAATGCTTTGTCCGTTCCGCGCGCGAAATCGATGTCGCTCATGGCATAAACATCAACGTGCGTGGCGTCGGTCGCTTTAACGATGTACTTCGTGAATTTTAGGTCGGTCTTACTGGCTGCCTTAACTGTTGCAGACGCAATACCAGTCGCGGCAACAACGCTTACCCCCTTAACGTTCGTGATTGCCGTAACCGCGCCTGCCGCGTCAACCGCTGCGGTAGTGGGCTTTTTTCCCAAGAAGAGCTCGAACAGAAAGTCCGGATACTCTTTCAGTTTCAGCGAAATATCGGAGTTGATCGGACCGTCCTCAATCGCATAAGGAAATTTCGAGGCTCCCCCGAACAGTTTGTTCGTTTCTCCAGACAAAGCGACCGCCGCCTCGCCAACGACCTTCGCCGTACTATATGGCTCACCGGTGGTGCGGCTGTACGGAGTCACCGAGTAGACCCCATAAAATATTCGTGGATTGGACAACATAGCTATTCCCCTTTCGTTTTAAGGACTCCGTCCATTGAATTCATTCTTCATAAGTGACCCCATAGGTCAGGCGTGCAGCAGCGATCGGTTTATCTCCAATCGCCGATAAATCCATTTCTGTGCTTTGAAATCCGGAACTCTGAACCGTTCCCCTCAGCCTTGGATTCGCATCCATGATCTGTTCAATTTCTGCCGCAATGCTGTCGAGAGTTGCTTCGGCGGTTTCATCGGCGGCATTTGCCCGAACTTCGATCGCGAGCTGCGGCTTTCGCTCTCGCGGTTTCGGAAGCGATGATATCGGGCTGACTGTCTCGTCGCGAAGATAGATCAGAATTAGCGGAAGCGGCATATTCCAGAGTGGACCAATCCGACTCGGAAAAACGTTCATGCCGGCAGACGTGGCGCCTTTAAGTAGGTCGACGACTGCCTCGCGGATCTTCGTTCGGTGATGCGTCATACTTGATTGAGAATAAGGGTTGTTCCGCCCTCACCATCCTCCTGAGAATCGGTAATTCGATAGTTCAAACCTTTGATTGTGATCTGATCATCTTTGGTCGGCTTTGCCGGCAGATCTGCCAACCGGATCCCGAGAGTCGGGGCGGTCATTGACTGAGGAACCCCGCCCACCTCAACCAATATGTGAGCGTTCGAAAAGACTCCGGAGATCTGAATTTCATCTCCTCCGTTTGGAGTGTATGAAACGGGAGTTCCGAACGTATTCAGTGCCCGGCTCAAAACTCCATCTGAAAGCGTCGACCAGTCCATAAGAGTGGGCGGGGCCTTGCGCCCCGCCCGGATCTCCTTAGTTGTCCATCAAGCCGGCAACTTTGAGTGCCGCAATCACCGCGTCGAGCTTCGCCGCGACGGTGACCAGGTCCGCGTTATCCGCCTTAAGATCAAGCGCGGTAACAACGGCAGTCTTCAAAGTGTCGATACCCGTGTCCACTTCGGCTTTCGTCGGCTCAGCCGCATTTACCGCGACCAAGTTTGAACCGGCGATCACGGTAGCGGTTACGGCCGGAGCTCCGTGTGCCGCGATGGCCGGAATGACCTTCGCGACACCGGGGCCCATCAGCTTAATGTATCCGACGGTGGCGGCGAGAAGCGCGCTCTCGAACGCATACCCCGCCAAAAGGTCGGCGTCTGACGATGCGGTCGGAGTAAAGTTCTTGTTCGTTTTATCCCAGAACAGCTTCTGCCCCTTGCTCCAGGTTGCGCCAGCGGCCTTAACTACCTGAAACACGCCAGACAGGATTGCTCGCCCGACTGTGGTATTTGCGACGTCTCCGGTGCAGATACCCACCATCTCTCCGATGACTACCGGATCTCCACTTAAATAATCCGCGCCAGCTGTGAATTCGATCACATCGCCGGGCTGAACGTAGTTTTTCATTTAAGAATCCTCCTAATTACAGTTGCGGACTTAGGCCGCAGAGCCCCTTACCCTGCGGCCTCCAGTCCTTGGTTCTTGATCCGATTACCCGGCGTTGGTGACCGCGCCGCGATAGTCAATGCCGGCGACACCGTAATCGAGCCGGGCCTTCCATTCGACGCCATCGATCCGGAATCCATGCTCGGTCTCGAGGAAAGGATTTTCCTGACCATCGAGGAACGCGACTTCGATCGCGGGAGCAATCGACGGGTCGGCGAACAAATACCGACGAGTCCCGGTGAGGCGAGCCGTGTCCACGATATCCTTGAACAGACCGCGCACCTTATTCGGTTTCTGCAGCTTGTTCGCGGTATCGGCATCGTACTGCGCCTCGTTGATCACACGAGCATCGCCGCCAAGGGCGAGCGGAAGAACGAGAACGGCAGGACGCAGGTCCAAGATCTCGTTTCCAGACGGATCTGTCTGAGAGCCGAGGACCACGCGGTCGACGTCGATTCCGGCAACCGAGAGCGCCGTTGCCGCGCCGATATTCTTATGATCGGCATGGAACAGTGTCTTCGTGTCGCTCATAACGGGACCGAGTCCGGCATTGAGTGCGAGCAACGCATAAACGTCCACTTCGACGGAGAGTTTCCCCGCGCGGCCTATCTGCATCGCCATATCGGAGAATGCACCCATATCGTCATTGACGATCGCCTGTCTCGTGAGAGAGATGATGTTACCAAAGGTTTCGGCCGTTACGCTTTCCTTTGTTCCATCGGCGACTGCCTTGTTCTTGAACTCACCATTCTGACCAACCTTGTCCAGCCTGCCGAGGAATCCGCGGCGATATCTGGGGTGAGCCCGGAAATCCGAAACGCTTCCCTTTTTACAGAACCGCGACCAAGTGTCCGGCGTCGTCGCATACGACGCAAGGAGCACCTTGTGCATGGTGTTCTCAAGCAGAATGGCGAAATCGCTGGTGGACTGCGTTCCCACTCCACGATGCGTAAGAGCCATACCGACGAGAGCCATTTTGTCCATGCCCTTGACATTCACACCGTGACGAATCAGAGATTCGCGAGCGAGCTCAACCAGCGACATCCCACGGAACTCACCGGCTTCGGCTTTCTTGCTGGTATGCTTTTCGACGGCCGCAGAAACGCCGGATCCAGCGCGCTGAATGAGCCACTGAGACGCACCGTCTCGGAATTTCTCCGAGGAGTCCGCTCCGCAGGTCAGAACCGGATTCGCACTCCGGATTTCAGTCGTAGCACTCTGTTTCGCCTTTTCGTCAATGACGAGTTTGCGAACTTCGTCCAGAGGCTTATCTTCGTCGATCATGCGCTTCGCAAAGCTCTCTTCGAGCCCAAGCCTCGTGCAAATCGAGCGGATTTCGCTCTGGCGCGACTTTTCATCGGCTCGAGCCTTTTCGGCAGCCGCTTTCTCAGCAGCGGCCTTATCCTCAGCGGCTTTCCGCTCCATTTCCTTCTTTTCGTTCTCGTCCATTAGTGCCTCCTTATTCCTCTCTTCGGGAAGGTTTATAAAAACGCAGGGTGCGGTTTTTTCGTTCTTGCCCCGGACCACTGCGTTCTCGTCAAAGCCAACCGGGACAATGCTGATCTCCGTCGGTTCCCAATCCACGGCAAGGTAGGTTGGAATTTCTTCACCTTCAACGGAAGGTTGCCGCTGGTACTTGTAAACGGTGTACCCGACAGAACAATTAACAAGGGTTCCTGACTCAATCTTTCGAATCGTATCTTTCGCGTCGATGTTCTCGAGCCTCTCAGCGTCCTCAAGTCGCACGACGGCGGTGCCTTTGCCTGTCTCGAGCTTGCCACTCAGAATACGACCGAGCACGGCCGGGTTTCCACGCCATCGCTCATGATTGTCGATAAATGGTGAATTGCCGGACTCAAGTCTCCCCATGCGAACATGGGCTGGGTTCATCGAGAGCTCTTCATAGTAGGGGTCGTAGAATCCGCGAAGACCCTTTTTCCCAACGGACCATACGAGCTCAATCGTCCGCTTTTCCGCATTGAAGGAACCCGGGGAAAACTCCGCTCGCATTTGGAGCAGAGGCATCTGAACCGTACGCTCTCTGATTTTCGCGCTCATACTTTTCCTCCATCGTTACTTTCGTTCTTCTGGGCCCCCCCAGCCTGAGATACCTTTCTCGGATCGCTATCCAATGTGAGGCCGAGCTTATCGAGCAACTCGGCGTCCCTCTTCCATTCGTGGAGTTGCCGTTCGGGATCATTTCCCTGTTCTCGAATGGCCTCTGACAGCGTCTTCACTCCTGACCTGATGGCGTCTCGAATGGCCGGAATCTCTCGTGTCGGGTCGATCATTTCGCGACGCGGCGGCGTCCATGAGGCCGTTGCATCTTGGCTCTGATATCCCTGAAGATAGGCGGCATCACAAAACCATTGCCAAACCGGGACACATAATCTTGGGATTATAAGTTGCCATCGCCACTGCTCGACGTTTCGGTGAAACTCGATCCACCCCATTCGACCAGAGCTGAAATTTACATTCCCAAAGTCACCTGTCATGAGCTCATAGGTGACTCCGAATCCCATCGCAACCGCGTGCAGAACACGACTTGAGTGGCCATCGTCCGAGGCGGACGGCACAGATGGAAATGTGATTTGTTTTCCTGGCGGCAACATTTCAATCGCGCCTGGCTTCAGCACTTTCGTAAAATTTTTCGCTGCTTTGGTAGGATCCTGAGGCGCTTCGATGTCATGAACGAAGGCGGCAAAACATGCAGCCGTTTTCTGTTTTGTAAGTTGGGCGTCCTCGAGCTCATCAAGATCGCGCAACTTGATGATAACCGACGCTCCCCACGGAATACCTCGAACTTGCCCAGCCCGGTCTTGGCGGAATAGATGTAAAATCTCAGAAGAGTCAACGCGCTTCGGTTCGGCACTAAATGACCTACCCGAAAAACCATCGCCTGGATGATCTTGAAAAAGCCAGTAAGCAACGCGACGTCCGATGGAATCGAACTCGATACCCTGAATGATGTATCCACCTGTGTCCGTCGTCCCTGACTTGGTCGTGTCGATATAATCGGGTTCCAGAACTTGAAGCTGAACTGGTATGGATAGGCCATCCGAAGAGCGGCGCCATCGGCGACGTACGAGACACTCGCCGCTCTCGGCGATGGTCCTCATGACAAGCCCTTGAATGCCGTAGAAATCAAGAACACCGTCCGCATCGCATTCTGTGGTTTCCGCCCAACGTTCCCAAGCGGAAGTCAGATCCTTCGTCGCCCTTGTGCTTCGTCCACTTGGCTGCGGAATGATCCCAGTTCCGATTGTGTTTGTTTGAATCGCCTGAACTGCTCTCGCTGCGTATGGGTTATTTCGAACCAGATCGCGCGATCGATTTCTCAACCGGCTGAGGGCCGGTGCATTCTCCGTATTCGCTGACGTCGAATTGGCAAACCAGCCGTCAGTTCGCCGTCCAACAGAAGCGCCCTCGTACTTTCTCTCAAAATCAGAAAGAGCCCTCTGTGCAAGTCGCGCCCGATATCTTGCAAAACCGGCCTGAGGGCTTATGAACTCTATAACCCTGTCGATCCAGTTCATTCCAAATCCTTCGAAATTGTCGGATAAACACGGCCCGCGGATCCGTCTCCGGTCAGCCCCAAACTCTGGCGCATCATTTCTCGAATCCGAAACATCTCATCGAGGGAGCGGTACTGAACTTCTTTGTCTGCGTATTTCACCCGGAGAGCTCCTTGAGCAATCGCCTCTTCGAGCTTTTCGAGTTGTTCAGTGGAAAAGGATGCCATTCGTCCTCGTGCGTTTAGGTACACACTGAGGGCGAACGGGATTTTCGACCAAACGCTTTTTTTGGCTACCAGAATGGGCGTTCGTTCGGGTCGTTCTCCGGTTCTTCCGGTTGGTCTTGCTCTGCAGATTCAACCCTGCCAATCTCGTCGGAAAGTTCATCCCATTGTGCTTCGCTGAACCGATCCAATCCGACGGCAGCGGCCGCCGCCCGGGAGTAGACACGTGCGTCAAGGGCTTCGTTTCGATCTCTCGTTTTAACCCACTCGTATTTTCGGAATCCGCGGACGATTTTAGTGACAAGTTCTTCGGCGGTGATCTGTTGAAAGTATTCCTCTCCATACTCCGGAAGGTGACAATACCCCGGCGGGTAGGCCTCCCCCTCAGACGGGGAATCAAGCCTCAGCCACGAATACAGTTCTGATTTCGCAATACTTACCCCAACTGGCCAGACGCGAAATCCGCGCTTCACTTTACGGCCCCGGACCGTGACATCGACCGCACTCGGCTGACCCAAGAGAATGCTTGCCGAATCAATCCCCTTGATCGCCATTACTCTCGTTATCGGATGCTTTCTGGCCCAGTTGTAAACGTGCTGAGTGTTGAAGCCTGAGTCGACGGCGAGCATCTTAATCGGGAGCGAAGCCCCACGTTCATGCGGCCATTCCTGCATGAGCACTTTGTTGAGTTCCTTCCAGGGGACTTCCGAGGATGTCTCTCCAGAAATTACCCGGTAATCGATGGACCAGCTCTGCTTGTCTCGGCCCCATGCAACTATTTCGAGCTCGAGACGATCTTTTTGAACGTCTACCCCGGCAGTCAGGAATAGGCCGCCTGCGGGTACTTTGTTGAGCGGATATCTCTCTCGACGCTCATAAAGTCGCTTCGACTCCGGCGCCTCGCCCTTTTCCTTCCACGTCTCTCCTAGCACTGTGTTGATGAGTCCGCGAAGTTTGTCCGGCTTGCCCTTTGCCTTTTCCCAATCGTCTGCCGCCTGACCCCAGGAGTACCAGCCAAGGGGGCTATAAAGCGAGTTGAGATGAAACCCGGCGATTTTGCCGCCACCGACTCCGGGCTTTTGCGCACGCCATTCGCCGGCGGCCAGCATCTTGGTCTTGTGGTATTCCTCGATTGGCTTTTGGCAATGTTCGCAGATATAAGCCGCTTCAAATGGTTTGCCTGCCGGCCATTTCACTTGAGACCACTTCAGGTCTTGAAATCCGCCACAATGGGGACAAGGAAGATAGTATTTTCGTTGATCGCTTTCGTCGTATGCAGCTTTAATTTTGCTTCGCCCCTCGAACGTGGGCGTCGAGACCAAAAATATTTTCTTGCGTGCGAACGTCCTTGTCCTTGCCTCTGCGAGTGCGACCGGATCTCCCTCGCCATCGACATCGCCCGGATATCCGTCAACCTCATCCAGAAAAAGAAATCTGACCGGCATCGACCGAAGCCCAACCGCAGAATTTGCGCCAGTCATTACTAGTCGCCCACCCGGGAAATCTTTTTCTAGGACTGTATTTCCAGAATCTCTTGATCTCGCCTGCTTCACCTTGGCCGCGAGCCGCGGGCATTCCTCGATTAGCGGAGCGATCCTTTGCTTCGAGTTTCGTTTCGCGGTAACAACTGTAGGCTGAACGCACATCATCGGCCCCGGCGAATAGTCAATGACGTATCCGATCCAGTTGTTCCCAGCCTCAGTTCCACCGACCTGAGCTCCCTTGATGAACACGACCTTCTCGATGGGAGAAAGCGGCGAAAGGCAGTCCATTATTTCCTTGAGGTATGGGGTCCGGCTCGTCCGCCATTGCCCTGGTTCGGCCGAGGCCTTCTGAGTCAAAACGCGGTACTTGTCTGCCCACTCGGAAACCGTGAGCAGCTCATCCGGCTTCATTCCAGACCAAAAGGCAGAGTTGTAGACACGGGTCCCCGCGCGATCGAGAATTTCCTCAGCTGTCTGCGCGACGCTTGCCTGCATTTGCAAGTTCCTCGAGGGCTTTATTCAGCTCGACGGTAAGGAGCGCGTGAACTTTGCCCGGGTCGGTTTCGCCGGCGAGTTCATGCGCGATCCGGTTCGGGATATTGAGAATGGAATCCCGAACCATTCTGGCGCATTCAAATGCTTCGGTTTTTATCCTTTCGGCGCTTACAAGTTTGCCGATTCGTTCTTCGTACGCAAGCTTTGCTTCTTTCGCGCGGTACGCCTCCCGCATGGCCCTTGCCTGCTGAAAAGTTCCGGTTGCCTCTGACTTTTGACTCCGTTGCATTCCGGGGTCAGTTGTCTCGTCCCACTGCCGATCTGCCGATGCGGGGTCAATTCCCTTTTTGCCTTTGGCGCCCTTGACGAGAGTAATACGCCCCGATTTCACAGCCTTCTGGACAGCCTGAAGTGCAACTCCGCGGTGCTTGGCATATGCTCTTAGCGAAAGCGGCTTCATGTCTGCTCATCGCTATTCGATAGTGAAGCGATGCCCACAGCTCGGACAATCGACGGCATTGCTCTTCTTTTCCTTCCTGACCCGAGGAACCGATTTCAAATCGACTGTGAGCGCCTCAATTTCTGAGAGCGAGAACCCTAAAACATCAATATCGAAGCCGTCCGCGTCGAGATCTCTGACTTCTTCTTTCAAAATATCCATGTCCCAATCGGAATTCAGAGCGAGGCGATTGTCTGCGATGATGTACGCTCTGCGTTGCGCCTCCGTGAGGTGATCAACAATCACGCATGGGACGTGAGAAAGGCCGAGCCGGTTCGCGGCCATGAGCCGGCCGTGCCCGGCGATCACACGAAATTTTGAATCGATCACGAGCGGGCTGACGAATCCGTATTCGGTGATGCTGTCGACGAGCTGCTGGACCTGGTGCTCTGGGTGGATCCGCGGATTCTTCTCGTAGGGGACCAATTTATCAATCGGGAAAAGCTTCGACTTTGGTGCTGAGATCTCATCATTTCGCTTTCGTTTGCCCATAAATCCCCTTAAAACGACTACCCAATTCCAAACCTGACGCTAGAGAAATATCGCGGCCGTTTCACCCGTATTCCGAGACCCCTGGGAAGGACCCGCGACCTAGCCAAGGCTCGTGCCAAACTCTTTCCTGTAGTAAAATAAATAATCGCGATCGAAGTTCTGCTGCAGCTTTCTATTGGCATCATCCTTGATCCTTGGAAGGAAGCCCGAGTTGTTCTTAAGAAAGTCAGTTACCTCGTTTGAAAACATCTGCCTTATGGGCAAACGATCAGTGCCCGTCCTTTCGAAGACGCCAACCTTTCCAGATTTCATCTCAGCCAGGAAGCCTCCGGGAATGAACGTTCTGCCTCCTTTGATCATTGCCGTTACTCCATAGCGCACGCCTCTGGTTGTCTTCACCTTGGTTCGCTTTGCATCGAATTTGAAAAGGGGAACGCCAGCACCATTCACGTTCAGCGCTGCCTCAAGCCGTCCTGAGTCGGCCGGGAAGATCCATAGGCGCTTTATGATGTCCTTCCGCTTGACTCCTACCCCCTCAGTTATTGCCTTCTGGACTTGGCTCCGAACAGACTTGATCGCGATATTCAGAGAACGGACAGTCGCGCGCTCGACCACTTTGCGCATTCTCGGACCGAGGTTGTCGAAATTTTTTTCCAGCTCGATTTTGATTTCAGCCATCGAGGCTTAGAATATCTGTGAAACATATTTTCCAGAAAATATTCGGGGGCGGCCGGAGTCGAACTGTCCACCGCCTTGCTAGATTGCTACCTGGTCCGAGCCGAAAAAATATTTTCCGGAGTTTTCGCAAGGATTTGAGATTGATTGTACGACTGATTAACCATCAGCGGGGCGCTGGCGAATTTGCGTCAGACCGGTTTCTGGCTTATAGAGTCCGCATGAATACGAAAGAAACCAGAAAACGATGGCTCAGTTCGAAAATGCAGAAAGCAGGAATTACGCAAGGGGCGGTCTCTCGCCGGCTCGGAATCGATCGCGCATCGATGTCCAGAGTCATCAGCGGCGAACGTGAGTTTCGGCTCCTTGAGGCGGCAGAGTTCTGCAGGATGGTGAAAATACGAATTTCGACTCTCGTCCGCTTTATTGAAGAGCAGACCCTATTCAGCTAGATCGGCCCCCACAATTAGCCCGGCGCGTACCTGTTTAAAAGAGGCTGGCGCATTTCGTCCACGGTGGCCTTATCTTATCGCTCAATTTTCCGCACGATCATGCCGCCCCGCGCCTCTTCTCGAGAGCCTCGAGTTCCTGTAGCCGCCTGGCCATTGCGTCGATTTTTTCATCAACACTCTTTTGAATGCTCTTCAGCTGATCGTGTACTGCAGAAAGCAGCGGAGATTCGTTTGCGCCAATCGTGATCTCGCGCAGAACGTCATTGATCCATGGTTGATACTTCTTGCCAGCCTTCGCCGCCGCCGCCTTAACGGCCTCTAGGACGTCTCCATCAAGCCGAATGGAAATCAGGACCTTCGCCTCATTCGGGTCAAACTCCCAGCCGGCCAGCAGATCCTTTTTCCCGTATTTTAATTTCTTACCCTTCTTCTTTTCCATGTAACTCATCCCATTTCGCCAAAAGCAGCGGCGCGTAGTGCCGAACCGCCGAATTTATTTTTCTCAAGTCCGAGAGCGAAAACCCTTTCACAATCATCGGCCGAAAGGTCCTCAGATTGATTATGGCAATTCCGCCTCTTCCAATCACATGAACGTGCGGCGGGTTGTGATCATCTGCATTTATCGTCAGCTTCAGTCCGTTATTGAGTTCAACCACCGTGCTCATAAATACATTATATATACGCCTGTATATACAAGCAAGCCAAATGCGCGATGGCACACGCCGTTGTAATTGCAGTGCTTTTCGCCGGTATCAGCAATGCGTACCCGTGTGTTCCAGTTCGGGCTCGCGGGTTTTCATGAATGCTCCCAGAATAGATAGCCGTGGTAAGCAAAAAGTCCGGCATTAACCGCGACAGAAAGCCAGTTTTGCGAAGAAACGCCGATAACGACCAGTGCTCCGCACAGTACGGCAAACCCTAAATATGCTGCTCTGCTCACGTCCGCTCCTTCCCGTCTCCGGACTTAGATACCTCTCTGTCAAAGTAGGCAATCAGTCGCCCTTTCAAACTAAACCGGGTATACTGAAACCAGGCTCCGGGCAGTCTGCGCCAGAAATAGAATCGCCCGCAGTGCGGATAATTCATGTAGTGCTTTGATTCGGCAAGAAAACCTTTCCACTCGCTCATCCCACAGAACCCCTTATCTTCGCGCGCGCTTCCTTTGCGAGCGGAGCCTTGCACATGCACCCGAGCGGTCCATCACACCCGCCGCCACATTGTGCAACTGTGTCTAGGCACTCAACCGCAATGCCCAGCTTCCGCTCCAGCTGCGCGCATTCCTCCCGCGCCTTCCTCAAATCATCCAAGAGCCCTTGCCACGTGCAATTGCATGTCACCACGCCTTTGTGCGCTCCTTCGGTGCAGGTCATTGGCATCCTCCTTGAAATCTTAACAACGCCATCGTCTCAAGCTCGTGACTATTCCTTCCGATATATTCATCATGAAAGAGTCGAAGATGATTGTTGAGCTTATTATGGGAATTCAAGACGTGCTCTTTTACGTGCTTAGCGACGATCATGATGCTCACCACCATTGCTCTGACCTGGCCGGCGCGCTTCGGAGCAATTCAAATTCTCAGAACACGCGCGCCTTTTTCCTGGAACACCTTGCCCGCCGCCTGAAGAACAAGAAATCAGTAAAGAGCTTTGATTTTTCAGATGTTGACAGGTTTCTCGAAAAGATCGCCAATAACACTCATCGAACTCCTCCGACGAACGAATCTCGCTAAGACGCTTGCCGCCGTATTTGCTGCCGGTGAGTGCGGCCATGAAAAAATTCTCTGCTTCTGCGGCACCAACCAATTCAATAGCCGATATTTTACTCACTTACGCCTCCTCACGAAATTTCTCGAATTTTGATCCAATGTATTATGTCGGACTCGTTATCAATCGGAGATCCGATAGCATTGCAGCTTTCCAGGTGATGGTCGCCCCTGTTCGAGTGAGCGTCCATCCCTCTTACCGGCTTCGCGTTTGGCATCAGCTCGCGCATCCGTGAAATCGTGGCGTCATCCCATTCACTCCCCGAGTTCATGACCTCGTAAGCGTGGAACATGGAGTAATCCACCGGATCACGAAGTCCAGGATGAACGAGGCAAAGCGCATAATCGAGTCCGTCGAGAAGCTGCGGCATGGTCTTGTAAGCGTGGTTTTTCCCGTGGTCGCCGAGGTGCGCTTTATGTTCTTGCTTCTGTCGCTCGCGAAGCCACCGGCGGCATGCATCAGTTCCGATCAAGACGGCCTCCTCACACCAAAGCGAGATTTCAAGGCCGTTGATTATCGGAAACCCGAGCTCCCGGCTTACGTCTTCAGATTCCTTGATTTGCTTTTCGTAAGACGCTGGGGTCATCCAGTAATCATGATCCGATGTAACCAGACAAGTGTGACCGAGACTTTGAACCCACTCAGCCATTTCCCTTATTGAGTTGTTTCCGTCGGAGTAGTTTGTGTGAAGGTGTAAATTCAGTTTCATCCCCGCGCCTCCTCGAATTTCTTTTGTGCCTTAAGGCATCGCTTACAGATGGGAGACTGTGAAAAACTCTCTTCAATATCTCGTGCTTGTTCCGGGGTTGGGTCTGGCTCTCGAAAGAACCTAAGCCCGCACCACATTTCGTAAACGCCCCCAACACCCTCATCGTCGTGTCTAATTTTGTGAATAACCGGAATCCGCCTCATTTCCCCTCCGTTCCGTCCAGCTCGGCGAGAAGGCGTTGCGCGTCCTCGGCAATATAGCTAGCTGCATCTACCACGTGGCCTTGCTTCCACTGACGAACACAGCGGTCCAGAATACCCCTAAGCTTCTCGATGCGGGCCTCCATCTCTCTGAATATCTTTTCCCTACAATCGCAAGCATGGTGGTGTGAAACGCAACTCATACTTCCCTCACAAATTTCGGTTTCTGGCGGCAAGGCGTTCAACCTCGAGGTGAACCCTGAGAATGTCTGTTATCCGCGCAGCACAATTGCACGCCGCATTGACGGTTTCCGTCGTACACTCCTTCGCAGTAACCTTGTCCATCAAGCTCTCGAGCTTTCCGACAACGTTCCTGGTGTTGAATGTTTCCTGAATTCGACGATCACTGACTATTTGAACTTCTTTACTCATTTCAGCTTTCTCCTGTTCTATTGGTTTAAAAGATCTCTCGGTCCTGAATTTCGAAAATGCGGGGTCTGTCGAAATGAGCCGAGTTAGTGCATCAATTCCCATCCCGAGCTCCTTTGCGGCCCACGGAATATTTCCGCGGCATTTCCGTAGTGTTTGTTGAATTTCTTCTCGTTTTGACTCCAAGGCGGTCATAGCTATCTCCCTTTCAAAGACTCTCTGATTCGATTGGCCGTGGCCCGCGGTCCCTTCGTTCCATGTATCCATCTCTGAAACTTGGCCATGGCTCGGATCGATCTCTCCACTTCGGGGGCAATCTGGATCCGCCTCTCAAAGCGCGCGCGATTCGGACCCCACCTGCCGCGGCCAACTACACGCCGGGTCTTTCCAAGATTCAAAAGACGCTCGCACTCAACCCATGGGATTAGGCGGTATTGCCATCCGTTCTTGCCATTTCCTGTTGGCCCGGCCTTGGTCTTGATTGTGTGAGCAATGGCGTCCTCTCCAAAAATATGCTGAGCCCATCCCCACGGCATTCCGTTGAAATACTTACCGCTTCCCTGAAACTTTGCGAGGGCATCTTTGACCGAATTGTAGGTTGATCCCCGTTTGAGCTTCTTCGCTATCCACTCGCGGGGACGTACCCCTGCGTGTCGAACCATAAAGAGCCAATCCTCATCCGACCATGCCGAATGAGGTCGCCACTCTTTTCGTATGTGCTTAAGCGATGGTTCTTTATAAGCGTACGTGAGGCACGACTTCATTTCTGATCGCGTCAGCCCGAAGTGATCGGCAGTCTCTTCGAAACTGTGACTGAGATAAAACTTTAAAACCTGCTCGTGCAAATGCGCGTGCTTTCGATTCCACTCACCCATACGCGCCATCGCGGCACCGCGTCGCCGGATACTTATCCCAAGCTTACGCGCCATCCACCTGGTCGACGCCGGAGATCTTCCAAGATCTTTTGCAATTTCGGAAAAGAACCTGGATTCGTCGGACGCGAGGGATTTGAGTTTTCTGATTTCCTTTTCTGTCCATCTGGCGAACTTCATATTTGTATCCAATCGACAAAGTAGATTCCGAATTCTTCGTCCCACTCAATCCGTTCTCGGACTTCTCGGGAAATGTAATACTCTTTGATTTTCGACTTCATGCTCGCAAGGACCTGGGAGATGCGCGCCGGCGAGACACAGAGCTCGTCGGCGATAGTTTGCTCGTGGGCCTGGTCTATGAAGTACCGCGCGTAAATGGTTGCTTCTCGTCCTGTAAACAAGAAAGAGCAGTCCCGAAGCTCGTAGTAAGCTCCTGAATTTCGGCGAGAGTCTCCGATAACATCATGGTTGAGAGCTTCGCCCTCATCCGTTCTGATGGGAGCATCGAGCGACAGCATTCGAGTTTCAGCGAATCGTCTCGCATCGACGCCAGGTGTCCCTGGACGACCATAAGTTGACCGTAGGTAGTCAATAAAAAGCTGATCAACGGTTGCGCCTCGGCCTGGCTTTTCACAAAAGTAGACAAAGATCTGCTGAGCAAAATCATCTGCAAGTTCGGGATATCCGCGTTTCCGTGCGACATGTCTGGCCCTTTTCTGGAATCTAAATACTTGTTTTGGATTAAATTCGTTGCAGGGTATTCTTGATCTTCTTGAACAGGATCGTTCGCTTTGGGCTAGGGTGGCCCGCTTCCTCTTTGTCGGCCTCATGAAATCTCCTCGACTGAAAGCTCAATTCGAGGCCGCGGATTCGGACTCAAGTCATAGTATTTTCCGGTTCCATCCCCATACTGGCAGACTCTGGAATCGTCCGTCCAAATGATCAGATTCAGCGCGTCTTTCAGCGCCTTGATATAGTTGTCGAGATCTGGCCTGACCGCGGGCTGATCAAATTTTCGTTTCTTCGGCGGGCGAAGAAAAAACCTAGCCGTTAAGCGCAGGGGCCCATCGAGAAGCCTTTCCGGGCGGTGCCTTCGTGCCAGATATCCGCAAGCTTCTTTGAATTCTCGAGTTTTGCTCGGAACGTATGATTGGCAATAATGCCCGATCTTTACTCGTTCCCACGCAACGGGCTCTACTCGGAGGACCATGGAAATCATGCGGCCCTCCCAGCGCGGGGCCGGTTATTCCGAAAGCGCCAGAGCTCCGGGTTTTCTCTTACCCAGGTTGTCAGCCAACGAATAGACACGCCGAGCTCGCGCGCGGCACGAGTCTTGTTCCCATTCGCAGCGATAAGGGCATCCTCGATCGCCCGGATCTTAATTTCCTTCAGGGTCATTGAGCCCCCTCGAGGTACGGGTGCCAGAGCCGACGCTTTCCGACGAAGATCTCGATCTTCCACCCCATCAACCTGAGTCGATTCCAGAATTTCGGGTGAGCATCTATGAATTCCAAGCGATTATTTTCAAACGCTGTGTGACATCTCCTGCATTGAGGAGTTCCGTTGAACCACGCATCAGGCCTGCCGGCGCCAATCGTGAGGACATGCGAATAGTCGACGGGGTTGAAATCATTCCCGGGCGGCTGTCCACACGACCAGCACGGAAAATTTTTCCAAAAAGATCGAAGTAGCGCGTCCTCGGCCCTCACAGTCTTCCAGAAAGCCCCCCCGGAGTTCATGTTTGCACCTCGGCGCTCTCGTCGGGGAAATTCAAGATCGCGAATTCTCCCCATTTTTCTTTGGCCGCTTTGTCGTAAGCCCGCGCCGCCTCTTCCGCGGTTTCAAAGTGTCCAAGATATTTATGCTTTTGGTTGGCGCCGGGGATATATGACCGAAACCGTTTCTTTAGCGAGCGCCTACTGTCCAAAAATACACCCCGAAATCCGGATTTCGCGCGTGTGTGGCGAACCGTGTTTGCAGCATTCTGAGAATTCGTGGCAAAGCGCAGATTTGACTTCCGGTTGTTCAGTCCATTTCGATCCTTATGGTCGACCTGAAAAGATACCGAAGCCCGAGTTACAAGCCGATGGAGATAATATTTCTCCACGGCTGACCCAAACTCGGTAGTAATTATCCTGGAAACCGCGACATGCCCCTTCGTCTTAACCCAGCTCGGGAATTTTTCGAGAATCCATTCGTCATCGAGATCAATCTGGGTCTTGGCTCCACACGGAAGGGTGACCTCGATATGATCGTCCTTCCGCTCCCAGGTCTTTTGGTGCGCCACCGTTTTCGCCGTGTACAGACGCGTCATGACGCTCGCCCCCCCTCGCCGGCTGTCTTCTCCTGGTGCTTGCGCCAGATCTCCGCAATCCGATCCCTTCCATAAACGCGTAGAGCGGCCTCGAACGATTCGTCGCTGGTCTTCCCCTCGGAAATCATTTTGACGATCCATTCGTCAAATGTGATCGACTCAGCCCATGTCGGCGCGAGGTCTCGAATGAACACTTCCGGAGTCATGGCGTCTGCCCCGCAACCTTGAGTTTGAACACGTTGAACTTCTCCAAGAGCTTCTTGAACGAACCATCCGGATCAGGCGGAAGGTCGATCTGTTTCGGAAGTGCTGGCGCCGAATTTTCGCCAGAAAAGACAGGAAGAGAAGAGGAGAGAAGAGAAGAGGAAAGAAGAGAAACGGTTGTGGCGTTTGCTAGGGGGTCAACAGAACCCAACGCCACGGCATTCGGCTCTGCGTCTTGTCGTTGATTTTGCGGGTTTTTCATCCCCTTCCATTTTTCGCGGGTTTTTCTGCCGCCCTTTTTTCCAGAGCTTTTCCAGTTGTCGATTTTTGCTATGTGTTTCGAGTTTCCAACAATGGTGTAAGTACCGTCGTTGTTAGATTTGATGAATGAAACGAGTTCATCACTCAAGATTGAGACGAGTTTCGCAACACTCTCATCACCGTCAACCCTACACCAGTATCCAATCTGCTTCGGGGTTGCCCGCTCGACTCCGCGGCGCTGCGAGCCCGCCCAGAGCAGAGCAAGACAACCGATCGCCTCCCGCTCGTTCCAGCCCATCGCCTTCATGAGCTCGTCCACTTCGTCAGACCCAAAAACCGTTTCCTTGATCATCGTTGCTGCCATAACCAATCCCCCATTCGCCCATGCCCCGACTCACTCTTTGACGACCCTCAGCGCGGATCACTGGAAGACGATTTCACGTCCGCCCCCGGCTCTTTCCAGATCAGCGTGAAATTTGAAGCCTTCGCTCGGTCGAGCCAGGCGCTACAGTACTTGGCGTAATCCTTCGTGATCGCGAGCGGGATCTTCGGGAGATGACACTTCTTGAATTTCAGTCCGGATCCGCACGGACACTTCTCGTTTCTCGGATAGTTCCGCATCGGATTCCATTCACCAGATGTCGAATACGCCATTATGCACTCACCTTTCGTTGCCACTTCGTGGCCAGTCCAATTTTGTTGTAAAGTCGACGACATTCGAGGCACCAACAGAAGCGGCCGAACTTGTACCGACGGTCTCTCGGGAATTGCTCGAGAGGCTTTTCAACGCCGCATTTTTTACAGAGCTTCGTCAGCATGCTGGCTCCCGGCAGGGCTCAATGTGAATTTCGTCATGGCAGTGCTGGCAGAGCTCGCGACCGGTTATCTGATTGGTCGGAATGCCGCGAGTGTGTCCACGCTCCTTGCAGTCCCGCCTTCGAATCGCGTCAACAAGAGGAGCCATGGCCGCCTCGGACTCTTCGAAGCTCCACCACGGAAATCCAAAACTCGAAACGAGTTCTGCGATTTCGAAGCGTTCTTTCCGAACCGCTTCTTTGATCTCTTCTGAACTCATTACGCACGCACCTTTCGTTGAACGTTGATTTCTCCAATTCCCATCAGACGCATGAAAGCTTCCCGCGCTGCGTGCGGAACCACCGCATTACCCAAGGCTCTAAGACGGTGTGTTTTAGGGGATATCCCATCATCCATTCGACAAACGTCGGATGCAGATTTGTTCCAAACGTCTCTTTGAACCAAAGGGAAAGCGGTATCCCACGACGCTCTTCGATGTTCGTGCGACGAGTCCGCGAAACCCCAGGGCTTTTGAAATCCCGTGCGGTTGGCGTGGGCACAAAGCCACCATCTCTCTCGCAAATGACAGGCACCCATTTCGCCGGCTGATACAATCGTCCACCGACAGTCGAACCCCAGCGCAACGAGCTCCATAAGAATTCTGTCGAGCCCCCGAATAGTGACTGCTGGGACGTTCTCCAAGAAAAGGAAACTAGGTCGAAGCTCGCGAGCCAGCCGAACGACTTCGAAAAATAGGCCCGATCTGCTGCCTCCCAGCCCTGCTCCAGCTCCCGCAATACTAATGTCCTGGCAAGGGAATCCGCCGCAGATAATGTCAATGGACGCTCCATCCAGGTCGGCAGCCGTGAGGGTTCTAACATCGTCCCAAATTGGGGCTTTTGGGATCTGCCCGCATGCCATGCGCGACAGAAGGACTCCCTGGCAGTATGGGTCTGCCTCACAATAAGCGGTTGGGGATACCCATGGAGATAGGCTGAGTGAAAGCCCTCCGATTCCGCTAAATAAATCCAGGCCATTCAGCACGAAGCCCCCATGCGTTTGAACTCGATTACCCAGACCCACGGATTGTCTGCCCACGTCACGCCCGGCTTCGCGAGCGAGTCCCACAGGTCGGCGAAGGCGTGGCAATGGAGACTCATGCGCTTTTCTTTCAGCGGAAATGGACCGTGCTCGTGAACCCCTTCGGCAACGGCATCCTCATGACTGATCTCCTGAAGTCGCTCTACTCGAACGCCGGTGATCTCCAGCGTGAGACGAGATGCCAGGCGGGGCATATGAATTGATGGGTGCCAGCGAAAACTACAGAGGCACCCTTCAGGTGCGTGTTTGTCTTGAGTCTTGAGTGCTGTCTGCTTCGATTCGTAGCGTTCTCGGCAGTCTTTCGCGTGCTCCGTGTACTCTGGATCTGTCGCGCGATATACGAACTCGGGGCATGGGTAGGCGTTCCTTGCGTCAGGGCTCCACGTCTCCCGAATCCAGAGCCGGTCTCCCGGCTGGCCGCAGGGACAGTACAGGAACCTGTGGTCGCCATCGACGTTGCAATGGACATGGAAGGCATCGCTCCGAACTCCGAGAAGATTGCCTGGCATCGCGACGCCGCTTCCCCAAATCCCCCTGGGCTGCGGCTTCATCACCCGCCGAGTCTGAGTCTTCCTGCCCTTAAGAATGGCGCGGACCATAGGGCCGCTGAATAGAATCGGACGCTCTTTCATGCGGCACCCCCTCTCGGAGCCATTTTTACATACTCAATTTCGACTGACTGAGCTCGCTTCAGCTCTCGTAATCGACTCCTTCGATCTCTGATCTCGTACCGCTTCAGAAATTCAAAAAGAGTTGACCTGGCGACTCCGAGAAGTTTCGCGGCCAAAGCCCTATCTCCGCCGGTTCTATCAAGAGCCTCAAGAACCAAGAGCCGGGTGGCCTGGTCGATATTCAAAGAGCCAAGGTCATCAATGCTTTCAATTTTCACCTCGTGAATTGCGCGTTTGATGACGCTGATTACCGAACGCATTTTTATGTTGTCCGCACGGAGACGGGACAATTCGTCATCCTTGATCGAACACCCTGGGCACGGATTCATACAGCCCCCCCACGGGACCGGGACGGTTCCGGGGCTCATGCGGCACCGCCGTTCTGAACCGGAGAGTTCTCAATCCGTTTCTTCGCGAGCTCAACGTACTGGGGATTCAACTCAATACCGAGAAAGCGACGTCCGTGTTTCAAGGCGACAAGGCCCGTCGTTCCCGCACCGGCAAACGGGTCCAGAACCAATCCTCCCGGAGGAGTGCCAGCGAGAACACAGGGCTCAACGAGTTTTGGTGGAAACGTCGCAAAGTGAGCACCGGGAAACGGATGCGCCGAAACTGACCAGACGGTCCTCTTGTTCCGAAACGGCTTTGCCCGTTCAGCGTACTTCGCGTGCCGATCATCCCAGTCGCTTGCAGCCACCCAGCGAGACCGCTCGTTTAGCAGGATCTTTTCATGGTCGTGCCCCATCTCGCCGACATACTTTTTAATATTGTACTTCTTTGCTCGACGATACCGGGCCAGGGATGTTTCAGAAATGGGCTCAGCAATCGCATTTTTGTCGTAGTAGTACCGGCGACTTTTTGCGAAGAGGAATATCTGCTCGTGAGATTTCGTCGGCCGATCAGAAACGGATTCCGGCATCGGGTTCGGCTTGTGCCATATAATCTCGCTTCTCAGATACCAGCCATCAGCCCGGAGTGCAAATGCGACCATCCAGGGAATGCCGACCAAATCCTTGTGTTTCAGCCCGAAAAGTCCGCCGGCGGCTATGAGCTGCCGTTGCGTGTGCGATCGATTATGACGATCTCCATGTTTCCCTTGATGCCCGGTTCCGCCGGAGGACGCATATCCATCCCCAAGATTAAGCCAGAGTGTCCCATCCGAACGGAGAACCCGCCGGACCTCGCGAAATACCCGCACCATTTTTTTCGTGAATTCCTGTGGCGACTTTTCAAGCCCGATCTGGCCGGCGACCCCATAGTCCCGGAGCCCCCAATACGGAGGAGATGAAACGCAGCAATGTACCGACTCGTCAGAAAGCGTTTTGAGCATGTCAAGGCAATCGCCGTGAAGAATCCGCCAAGTCATGCTGCACCGCCCTTGAGTGCGGCAAGCTCCGCTTTAAGCACGGCGATTTCCTTGTCTGCTGCAATGAGATGGTTTTGAAGACGAGCGACCTTCTTCTCTAGTTCCGCGATTTCATCGGTCTCATCCTGAAGTTCTTTCGCTCTTTGGAGCTTTTCGAGATATTCCTCAATCTCGTCGATATCTGATTGATGAACCCACATCATTCCACACCACCCCTCGGAAACTCTGCCCATTGCCGCCCATCCAGAAGCGGGAGCGAGACTTTCTTTCGACGTCTTCTATCCCGAACGCGCCGACACTCCCGACAAGATCGCGTTCCGTTGGCTTTTCGGATCGTATTGGAGGAGGTGTATTCGTGCCCATAAAGACAATGCGTCTGCGACGCTTTAAGGCTGTCCCGCCGCGAGTGGCACCAGGTGCATAACGAAATCACTTCCAAGTGGTTTTCTGGGGCGTAACCTTTCGCGTGGTGATATTCATGCCGCCGAGCCCCATCCGCCCAAACGTGCCCGCAATCAGCACAGGGAACCTCATTCGGGTGCGGCCTCCGTCCGGTCCGGACTTCCACGTTGATTCGCTGTCTCGCTTGCTCGCGATCTCCATCCCTTGGCGGCATAGGCGCAGGGCCCGGACGACCAGTTAGCGGATTGTTACCGAAGGCCATTCGGACCCCCTTGAACCGGAGTCCAGTAACAGCGACAGTGGGAACACCAGCGCCGACCGTTGTCGAGATAGGCGGCCTTCAGCTCCCGACCGCACTCTGGACAATTTTGCAGATATTTGGGCGGACACTCTTTCCGGTACACAATCTTTCCCGGTAAGAGTTCGCCAAGCTCGAGATCCTTGCGAACAACCACCGTCCGAGCGGACCTCAGCTTAGATTCTGTCAAGAACCGCTTCAATTCGTCCCATAGGGACCTAGGAATTATGCGGGTCACTGAACACCGCCCTTCGCCGCGCGCGCCTCTTCGATCGCGCGATTTAGGCGAGCCATTTCGTCATGTGAACCGCCGAGATCCGGATGGGCCCGCTTTGTTTTGGCGCGGTACATCGTTTCGATAACGTCGAGAGAGTCTCGTTGATCAACACCAAGCACCTCCCAACACGTTGAGCGGGGCCGACTTGGCTCAGGAAGGGCCGCGAATCCGCTGAACGCCCGATCGAGCATTTCACTGACCCCCCAACGATCAAGGCCGCGCATAGCTTCAATCGCCTTTTCGATGGCTCGGAAATTATCTCCGACTCGATCCCAGCGATCAGAGGCCAGGACCAGCGACTTTCCTTTCCATTGAAAATAGACCGCGACACCCGGATCCCGCGGCTCAGCTTGGCCAGCATAGGGCAGCCCGTCGCGGCGCAGCGGAAGGTTGCTCGAGATTACCGGAAGCTTGGCCCCCATTAGCCGGACCTCGTGGAGAATTCCGTCCCGGGCAGGTGCCATGGACGCCTTGAATAGCGCCCGACGCCGATGAACGGTCCTGGGATATCCGGCAGGCCAGCAGAGCGGGAAAGCTTCAATCATGCGACCCCCATGGGACAGGGACGGCGAACGTGTTCACGCGGCACCGCCGTTTCGCGGCACGATCATCCCGCGCTTGCGGAGCTTTTCGACAAGCGTGGTTCGGTTCAGGCTAAGGAGCTTCGCGGCTTGATTTTTATTCTGCCCGGTGCGCTCGAGGGCCTGGTCAATAAGGCAGTCCTCTACCCGGAGAAGGGTCTCGGCCAGATCACACCCCTCTGGAGGCAGGACGGCATTCTCGATAAGATTGTTCGTTAGTTTCAT